TATTTTTTAACCTATTGTGTTCGGGGTCTTGGAAAACTATGATAGCCAATATGGCGATAAATAACCCTGAGGAGGGATGTATGAAAAATCAAACTGAAACTATAGAGATAACGCCAACATGGGAAGAGACAGCAGTGATGTTAGTTGCGATCATGGAAGGCAATGGCGATACCGCGTGGGCCAGAAGTGAAATCATCCGAATGGGCAAGATCATTGATCACCTGAAATCTCAGCAGGAGGTGACAGCATGAGCAATCTTAAACGAAGCTACGAGTATGCGGTTGCGGAAATGGATGAGTATAACGACATACATAACTACGACTTCGCGGAGACATACAGCGAAGCTCTCAAATGCGCGGCTGACATTGATGGCAACTGGATGATCGAACTTTGGGCTAATGTCGGGAACGAAGAGCGCGGTCTGGTTGATCGAGATATGTACGAAGTCATTGATGGCATCTTGCAGGGGGATTTTCCAAAGCACGTTGCCAAGCACTTTGAGCAGACGAAGGAGGTGATCTGTGACTAAACATGAGGAGTAATCACCACGAAGCCACCCGCAGGTGGTTTCTTAGTGTTTATTTTGAACGCTTAACTAAATCCTGAGGAGGATAAATCATGGATATAAACGAAGCAGTAAAAGAATTTGTTCAGGCGCACAAGCCTTCGCGGATAGACGTTGACCACATCACAACAGAATTTGGAAGCATCGAAGGATACCTCGACGCGGAAGGAGAAAGCACTGGCGATTGTGGTGGGCGATATGTCGAAGTAGGTAGCTTTGACAGCCTACGCGGCAACCCAGTTATCATCGAATGGTACGAAGAATCGTGGCAAATTGGTTACTACGAAAAGTGCCTGCTAGATCGCACAAGCGTTAATGACCATTCCCCGATACTAGTTTTTGAGCGAGATTTTAATACAGCTATTGAGTTCGCGTTAGAAAAATTAGCGGAACACGATGTGTACGATCTGAGCATTTTCCGCTTTGCTGATGGTGCGCCAATGGAGCAAATTAACATGGACGATTATTCAACACTAAATCCTGAGGAGGATACATTATGAACTTAATTACTAATCTACCTGAACATTGCAACATGGATGACAGAGTTGCGGCTCAGTGCCTGATCAATGAGCTACTGGCCGCTGAATGCACTATCACAATCAACGATGGCGAAGAGGACTGCCTTGAGAAATCAAGCAACCTGAACGCGATCCTTGAGGCGATGTCGAGTACTGGTGAGGATATCCTTACCCCTTTTGACAAAGATGGCAAAGACCTTGGTTGGTTTTATCTGATCTATGCCAACGGGTCTGAGGGTGACCCAATGATCCTGATAAGTGATCTTTCCGCTACCCCCTTTTGCGAGGAAATCTATAACAAGGTTAACGCTCAACTGGAGGTGGTGTGATGGGCGGGAGAGTAGTCGGCTCAAAAAGCTTTACAGGGAAGAACCCCGAACTCGATGACATCATGATCGAGCATAAACTGGATGCTAAGTCAGTAGCTGAGATGCTTCAGGTATCGCAATACACCGTGCAGAATTGGCGAAGATCGCCAGACTCCGCTTACTCAGTCAAAATAAGTAAAGCAAACATAGAGCTATTGAAAATCAAGGTATCAAACAGCCCCTTCCGGTAACTCGGTTGGGGCTTTTTTTTTGCATAAAATTATAGCTTTTTAGACAGCCATTCCTGAGATTTCACTTCAATAGCATGCTCAAAACGAGTGACGCTCGCGCCTGTTTTAACTTTCCCGCAAGCTGTCATGCCATTCTGATCAGCTAGCTCTTTGTACTCTGAAACTGACAACAAATGTTTTTCTTCTGCGAAAGGCACCTGCCCTAGCCGACCCTTCATTGTCGATAAGATCACACCATCTTCAAAATTATTATCATACGTCCAACCGCTGTACTGCGCATACGTGTACGACTGGCCATGCACAAAATATTCATGCTCACCTCTAAATTCTACCCTGTGAGGTATTTTACTTCCCATTATTTTTTCCTTTTTTCATAAGTTTACGGTGTTTTTGACGGCGTTCTGCATCGCGGATAAGCAATCCCGCGCCTGCCAACGCACAGATAAGCGACCCGATCACGATCAACCCAAATAAAATATCTATCATCTATGATTACCTCAGTTGTTTAAGTCTTTTGACGCTGTAGTTTGCAACTAACTCCACATCGTCTGCGTCCCTTCGATTTGCACCTGTTCTGCCTCCAATGGATATGTAATCCGGCTCTTCGGCAAAGTCGATATAGCGCATGCAGTCTTGGTATTTGATTAAGAATAAGCTCGGCACCTTGACCTGCGCTGTGAGCAACTGGGCCGCAGATCTTTTCATCACCGAAACATGTATAGTGGAATATGTATTTAAAAGTACATTCCTGCATCTCACCTCACACAATCCGACAATCTTTCTAGACCGGATCATTGCAAAATCCAGTCGGTAACTGATCGGTAACTTTAAATAATCGCATCGCCAAACCTCGGATGCTTCGGTGATTACTGCACCCTCCCGACTAAGGTCTGCTTCTGTCTCATAAAGAGGTCTACCCATTTGTCTTAGCCTTCCTGTCTTTAGCCCATAGCGATCTCACGCCGTTGACCACAAACTGCTTAAAATGAGCTGGCATGGCATCCTCAGGGATTGAGTCGATAGCCTCCTTGCGCTCTTCTTTTGTCTTGAGATTTAAAATGTTTCGGGGCAGGTAATACATCAGCGTGGCGTTCGCCATCAGGTGAAAGTCTGCATGCATGTTCCCCCTTATGTATTCTTGGCACTGGGGGTAGTATGTTTTTTCCGCCGCAATTTTTATCTGCGCGTTAAAAGCATCTGGCTTCACAGAGTCAGCAGCTCACGCATCAGCATGATGCCTTCCTCAAGCTCCACGGTTGCCGTTCCGTTCTGGGATGTGTCAGACATAATGTCCTCAAGTCGAAACACAAACTTAATGCGCTGACGATCAAATTTATAGATCAAAACAGGGATATGGCTCTCGCCTGCGGAAGTCAGTGTTTGTTGCCACCAACTGTCTTTATGCCAGCTACCGTGCGCATAGCGTTTAGCTTCAATCATGAGATTGTTAAACTCGATGTCAGCCTTGCCTGCTATTTGATACTGATCCAGATTTCTTTTGAGATGATCAGCGCATGATCCAAACTCATCCTGAAACATCTTGATAAGATCCCGCTCGAAGGCGTGTCCTTTTGCTCTGCCGTTAATCATTTTCGCGGATCATCCCCGATAGAAAATCGGGTGTACCAAATCGACTTCATCTTGTCTTGAGTCGATGAATTTCCGATTTTGTTGCCATTGCGCCACTGGTATTTGAAGGATGTGATCTCAGCCCAGTCTTTTACCCGCTGAAGCCCATATTGCTGAACCATTACGTCTATGCATTCGATCCCGCCATCTGGGGCGTAGTGGCTTGGCGTGAAGACATTCTCTTTTATGCTAGATACATCATCCCACGCCTCAAGGCCTGTCTTTTCTGGCTTTGACTCGATAGCCGGAATAGCAATCTGCAATGCCCTCCAGTTTTCAGTCAGGCTCCCATCCGACAAGTCGGGCTGTCCAGTCTCGGAGGTCTTCTTCGGATCCGTATCGTTCGATAAATCGGGCTTTGCTGGGGTGTCGAGATGTATATTGTGCATTGTCTTCTCCTGCCCTGTGATGAAAAAAACACAGAGGTATAGTTAGTAAATGAGCGTTCTGTGCAGTCTTACCTGCGATGTGATGAATCTCAGCAGGCGTAGTAACCGACATAGTTTTTTTGCAAACACAGCAACCGATTTCGCGGATGGTGGCCATCCATCGCCGCTCCTCTGCATTTGCGGATCGGCCCTTCATTCCATCTCAGAATGTAAATAGTCAACCGAAACATCAAAGTATGTGCCAATGGATTTCATCGTCTTGTAATTCGAAGACTTGGTGTGTCCATTTAGAATCCGGTGGATAGTCGGCTGCGGCACTCCGGTTTCACGGCTCAAATCACTTTGATTAATGTCTTTTTCGTGCATCAAATTTCTTAATATTTCGTGCTTCATAATATCTCTCAAGAGTTATAGATTCGTTTATCAAATCGAGTCGTGGCCATGTTGCTTTGCCACAATTTAAATTCCATTTCTGCTGCGACCATGTTGCTTTTTGCCGCCGCAAGTTTGCCCTTCGCTTTTCCGCGAGCCAGTCGGACATCAAAGACCTGCGGGCTTTCGTCTGCCGCTCGAATCTGCGCGGCATTGGTCTTGCATCCTGCGGCGAGTTCAGCCTGAATCATCACTTGCGCAATGATTTTCTTTTCCTCCGCATCGGCAACGGCAAGCTCGTATTCGGCAGTCTCGATGCCCTGCCCCGCCATCCGCACGTTATGTGCAAAATTTTCTTGATCTTCCATTTTTAATCCTTTGAGTAATTGATATATTGTTTGGGTTTCGAGCCGCGTCTCTCTTTAAATTGCATAGAATCAGCGTCAAATTCAAAACCAATCTTTCCTTCATACTGTCCGTTACGATTCTTTAAGACTTCAAGATAACTGTCCCATTGCCGCGCATACTTTTCGTCAAGCTCTTCGCACAACATC